TCTCTTATTTACAAAAAAAAGTTTAACGATTCGGGACTACTACCTAAATTGAAACCTAAGTGACCTACCTCTACGAGAAAATCAACTTGAAATGACGACGACTGAAGACCAATACACGCTTGCTAAGAACACCCTGAATGGTAGGCTTTTCGCCCCCTACCAACGAGAAGGTGTTCTCTGGATGCTCACGATGGAAGCACAAACGTCTGGACCGAAAGGAGGCTTCTTATGTGACGAAATGGGTCTTGGTAAAACTGTCCAACTTGTGGCTACCATGCTTGGAAACCCAAAGCCCCGTACCCTCATCATCGTTCCCAAATCTATTATCACCCAATGGGCGGAAGAAATCAACCGATTTGCTCCCAATTTGACGATCAACATCTTTGATGGTCCAGATAGGAGAATCAAAGAAGCTGACGTGACGCTTGCACCATATTCTTTACTTACTCCCAAGAATGAATCGGTGAATACCAAGACTCCTCTTCATATGGTTCAATGGGATCGTGTTATATTGGACGAGGCACATGAGATTCGTAACAAGAAGTCCAAACTGTTCAAGAGTGTATGTCGTCTTCCAACACAAATCAAGTGGATTGTGACGGGTACACCGGTGTTCAACTCTATGGAAGATTTTGTGTCACTGACTACCTTTTTGGGTCTCTCAAAGGTGGTTGTACAGGGTATGACCAATAAGATCAAGGACATCTACATTCTTCGTCGCACGAAGGAAGATCTTGCTCAAATCAATGAGCGTCTTCGTTTGCCACCGTGCTACTTTGATAATGTGGAACTTGAGATGTACCCCGATGAGAAGAATCTCTACGAACTTGTGTTCCTCGAGGCACAGGATACGATCAGAGATGCGTTCAGACATGCCCAAAGCCTCAACGCCAAGAATATGGTCATCTTGGAATGCCTACTTCGCGCGCGTCAGGCTATGATATGGCCTCAGATGTATCTAGATGGTATTGCCAAACAAACTGGTGTTCAATCGGAGAAATGGGTTGGACGTTCCAAGAAGATGGAGACCCTTTTCGAGATGATCAAGTCCCACCCTAGTGAAAAAACACTGATTTTCTGTCAGTTCAAAGGAGAGATGAACCACATTCAGAAGAGTATGGATGTTCCGGTGTTTCGAATCGATGGCACAGTCCCCAAAGAAGAGCGAATTAGACAGATTGAGGGTTTCAAAAAGGCTGCACCGGGGGCTGTCTTCATCATCCAGATCAAGGCTGGGGGACAAGGTCTCAACCTCCAAGAAGCAACTCGTGTATATATAACTGGTCCATCGTGGAATCCTTCTACGGAATTACAAGCGATTGGTAGGAGTCACAGGACGGGTCAAACCAAACCAGTGTATGTCAAGAAACTGATTTACAAAGAGTGTGCGCGTTTTGTGAGTGTTGAAGAAGAGATTCTCGCACTTCAAGGACATAAATCCATCGTGTGTTCAAGAGTTCTCAACGATGAAAGAATCGAAAAACAAATACCAGTGAACAGGACGAGTGATAAGATTTCCATCTTGGACATCAGAAAAATTTTCAAAGCGTAATATAAAAGATGATTGGTTCCCGCGCTGAAGTTTTCCATGGTAACGCTGATAACACCTCCGGTGGTCTCGCGAAGAAAGATTTGATAATGAAAGATGGTCGCATCATTTCCAAGGCGGCCAGTAAGGCTGCGAAGAAGTCGCTCAAGAGCAATCCCAAGTTCCAGGCTTTCATTGAGGTCGCGAAGGAGAAGGCTGAGAAGAAGGACGCCTTCGTACTCGTCCCCAAGAAGGGTAGCAAGACTTACAAAAAAATAATCAAATCTATTAAGTAAGTATGACTCTCGCTAAGTGGGATGATTCTGTAAGAATTGCTAAGATTAAACTAGGTTTAGACCCAAAGAAATTTACCAGAGTACAGGGTAAACTTCTTAAGGAGGCTCAAATGATATACCATTTTTTAATTTTTAAACAATAAATTGGAAACCCTTAAGATTTTGTGGTTCGTATACGACGAGTTGGTTTAATTTCCAAGTACAACCAAACTTCCTGTTCAAGAAATACACACTGTTAACTTCAACGATAGCATGTCCCGAATTTCTTGCATAGAGATTGTTAATAATTTCAGTTTTGATTGGGTGTTTATTCGCATTAAACACACTAGCCTTGATCATATCATTATGATCAGTATCAACTTTTACCCTAAATTTCGGTTCTCGGTCAGGAGTTTCCTTAATATTAGAATTAAACATTGTTATTAATTCATTTTTATCAATTTCCTTTCCGAAAATCTCATTAGATTGGTTATAAACTTCATCTATAATTTTATTTTCAATTTCCTTAATATTTTCGTAAAATGTTTTAATGTAATTATCCTCTTCATCGTGCCCTTTTAATGCAAAGTCGATGTTATATTTAGTTGGACCAACTTCAGGGGTGAACCCCGACACACCGAAAGGCATATACATGCGGGGAAATTGAATACGTAAAGGTGTACCATATTTTGTAGAAATTACAATTTTTCGGTTATTGAATTTTCCAATTTCAATGTTATCGATAGCTTCTATAATCTTAGACATGTTACTTTCTATTACTATCTAAACTTTAAGCTGAACACGCGACACAATCAGGTTCTAGACTAAATTGGATTGGACGAGCCTTAGCTTTTGAACGGAGATAGTACATACCCGTCTTGAGACCAGCCTTCCAAGCATACATGTGCATTGAGGATAATTTGGACATTGTAGGACTTTCCATAAAAAGATTCATAGATTGAGATTGATCGATGAAACGACCCCGGTCCGCAGCCATATCGATGATACACTTCTGACTAATTTCCCATACAGTCTTATACAATTTCTTAATGTCATCGGGAATGTCCGCGATATTTTGGACAGACCCACCAGCCTTGACCATGAGATCCTTCATATCTTTCGACCAGAGACCAACCTTCTTGAGGTCATCTACGAGGTGCTTATTGACAACCACAAACTCACCAGCGAGGGTACGTCTCAGGTAAATATTAGTCGTATAGGGTTCAAAACACTCATTGTTACCAAGAATTTGAGCCGTAGATGCCGTGGGCATTGGAGCCATGAGGAGACTGTTCCTAAGTCCCTTCGTCTTCACACGCTCACGCATCGCGTCCCAATCATAACGACCACTGAACTTGGTCTCACCCTCCCACATATCAGGTTGGAGTATACCTTGGGATGCGGGAGAGCCCTCAAAACTCTCATAAGATCCATCAATCTCAGCCAATTCCGAACTCGCCTCTAGAGATGCATGGTACATAGTCTCAAATATATGCGCATTCATGAGTCGTGATTCTTCGCAGTCGAAGGGGAGACCACATAGAATGAATACATCCGCGAGTCCTTGGACACCGAGACCAATGGGACGATGCTTCATATTGGAACGTCGAGCAGTTTCTACGGGGTAGAAGTTACGGTCGATGACACGATTAAGATTCTTCGTGACAAGCTTGGTGACTGTGTGAAGTTTATCATAATCGAAAGTCTTTGTTTCTTTGTTTACATATTTTGGGAGTGCAATAGAGGCTAGGTTGCAAACGGAGGTTTCCTCTTTGTTGGTGTACTCAATAATCTCAGTGCACAGATTAGAACTCTTGATCGTACCTAAATTTTTCTGATTACTTTTTTTATTGCATGCATCCTTATACAGCATATAAGGAGTTCCCGTTTCAGTTTGACTCTTGAGAATAGCTTTCCATACTTCCGTAGCTGGAACCGTTGCATTCGCACGACCTTCTTCCTCGTACTTGGTGTATAATGCCTCAAATTCGTCACCATATACATCGGATAAACCGGGTGCCCTGTCTGGGCAGAATAGAGACCAATTACCACTCTCTTCAACCCTCTTCATGAAGAGATCTGGGATCCACATGGCACTGAAAAGGTCGCGGCAACGCGCTTCCTCATCACCTTGGTTGAGACGAAGTTCTAGAAAATCCATGATATCCGCGTGCCATGGTTCAACGTATACAGCAATCGAACCCTTGCGACGACCAGCCTGATTCACATAACGAGCCGTTGCGTTGAATACACGGAGCATAGGGATAATTCCATCAGACTGTCCGTTAGTACCCCGGATGCGAGACTTATTACCACGTATATCATGGATGTGCATACCAATACCACCAGCCCATTTACTAATCTGCGCACACTCAGTTAGGGTACCATAGATGCCATCAATCGAATCTCCTTTGTTTGCAATAAGGAAACAAGAAGACATTTGAGGTCTTGGGGTACCAGCATTGAATAGTGTGGGTGTAGCGTGGATGAAAAAACCCTGAGACATTTTATCATACGTTTCGAGAACGGATGGGATATCCTTACCATGGACACCAATAGCAACACGCATAAATAGGTATTGAGGGGTTTCAATCAATTTCCCATCAACCCTTTGAAGATAACTTTTTTCGAGAGTTTTCAGACCAAAATAACCAAAGTCAAAGTCGCGGTCAGTTTTAATATTATCCTTCACATATTGGGCAACTTCCACAACTTCATCTGTAATAACATCAGCCTTCTGGAGTTTTCTCATTGCAAGATGAAAGTTGTTGGGGCACACCTTTTGAATATTACTCGCAATGATACGAGTCGCGAGAATTTCATAGTCGGGGTCGATTGTGATCATTCCAACACAAATTTCAGCAGAAAGTGTATCGATTTCCTGGGCGGTGATATTATCGTACATAGATGAGAACACCTGCTGGGCAACCTTAGTCGAATCACAATTTTTAGAGAGACCGGAAGTTAAGTTCTTGATCCTATTGGTGACATTGTCAAATTTCATGTCCTCAATACGACCTGATCGTTTAATGACCCTCATATACATTCTCTTGAATTTTTATTTTTAACTTACTTTTTGCATTGGAGGTCAGCACTTCGAACAGAAACTGTCCCGAAAGTTTCGAATTTACGGTTAGGCTGGAGAAGGTAGGTGTTCACGAAGAATGGACCCATCTCACCCGCCTTGGCCACGGGAGCGTAAGAACCAATAAAGCAGGCTGGGGGTTTACATTGGATTTCATCCACGACGTCTGGCTTACTGGCATACACTTCATCAAAATCAGCAATGTTCAACATTTAATATAGTGATATAGTTTTTTTTTCGGAGACTATATTAAATGTGTGACAACCTCCACCTTGAATCCATCAAACAATGTGAAACACCGTTGAACACTTTATTTTTTTCCGATTTTAATCAGAATCTTCTCCAGAGAGGAATTCGTCAGGGTTTCAAAAATAAAACGGGCATCGCTATAGATTATCAGAACAAAGACGATTTATATAGTATAATGCGAGTCGTTTTCATTAACAATTCAGGTGATCATCATTCACGGGTGAACGAACAGGTGAAAGTTATGAATTCTCGTGTTATATCCACTGCTATATCGCAAATTCAAACCGGTGTATCTCAATATTTAACTTACGTTGAAGACATTGACAGCCCCCTGCGACCAATTGATAAACCTATAAGCACGAGTAGGGTGGGGACAAAAATACCAATTAATAACAAGATTGGTATCAATTAAAGATTTGGGTATATTTACTAGTAAGCATGAGTTTAAATTATTATAAAACGGAAACCGAAAAAGTATGTAAAGCTAAAGGGTGGGATCGAGCCGCAGTTGATACTGTATGGCTACTTCTTACAGAAGAATTCGGTGAACTCGCATCAGCGATCAGACAGCATAAAAAAACATATAAAAAGATGCATTTAAAAAAGGAACGTGGAACTGATATAATGATGGAAATGGGTGACGTTTTCAGTTACCTTTTTCAATTAGCACATATGCTAGATGTTGATCTCGACAAGATGTGGGTAGAGCATAGTGAAAAAGTCAAGACTAAGAATTATTATCTAAGTAAAAGTAACCGATGAGTAATTTTATGCTCGAGGATGAAAATGCAAATAATATTATAAATCCTTTTGTCATACATGACTTATCCCTTCCAGGAAATGTGAGACAGACAGGAGTTTTTGATGATTTTTCTATTAAGAAGGATGAAGATGAAACGTTTGTCGTAGATAAAAGTGTATTCTGTGATTATGGTTTATGTAAAGATGCTAATGAGACATGTACATTAAAAAAACGTATTCACCCACGCCCTAATATAGACCGAGGAGTCGCATGTAAAAAAAAACAAATTGTTCCTATGGAACCCGTGGAACCCGTTTATCATATATCCACTAAATTCATTAAATTTATTATACTTCTTGTGATAAGTCTGATTCTATATTTTTTATTACTTTAGTGAAATACTTTAGTCTCTGTGTATCACTGCAAGTATCTATGACATCCCTTAGGTCATTTAAACAAAAATTAACTATCATATCTCTTTGCCATTTAACCTTTGGGTTAATGAAAGGTGGTTGAAATGTCGAATCCAAAATTTTCAATGTATGTATCATTCGGATATATGTATTGATCTTTTGTTTATTGACAAGTATATTATCAATCAATATTTCTGCCATTTTATGATAAACTTCGGTTGTTTTTTCAACCATCGTATCTAAAAATTTCTCATACGGAATACTACATTTTTTAGAATTTATAACAGTCCAATCACCAATTGGACGAGTAAAAATATAGTCGGTATATACTTCATATCCGATATTTTTTACATAACGATCATAAATGAATTCTACAAAATCTACCCCTGTATCGACATCGTGTATAAATTTAGCTGATCGTATAAAGGAAGTCATATACTTTATTATCCTTTTTTATCTCTAAGTTAAAATATTTGTTTATTTATATATGAAAACGGTACATATAACCATAATAATAATACTATTACTTTGTATCATTTCATCTGTGGTAGCTTATATGATGTCATCTACAGATCCAGAACCAGAGCTAGAGCTAGAGCCAGAAGAATATAAATATGATTTTATAATTAATGTACCCAATCATCACGCAAACTATAATCTTCATATATCAGATATCAAAGCTGATGATGTCAGATTGACAAAAGAACACGTTACAATACACGTAACACCGGATAATGCTATATGTAACAGTAAACCTGGTAGTTACGAATGTGCAGAAGGTGCAACTGGGATGCACGATTTGCATCCCATAACAGATAATGTTAACGATATTACATGGACCGCGTGGAATAAAGACACATTACCAAAAGATACAAAGGTTTTTACTGTCACCATGAAAAATAAAGTAAAAAAATTTGAAATTGAACATTGGAGACCTGTATATGTTCCAGGGTTTATAATTAAAGAAAATGACGTGGAGGTTCTTAAAGAGTCTGAAAACCGTGGGTCTGAGACCACTCCATCACCCGTCGTTTATATATATTCTCTATATTAAATTAGTCTAATTGGGTCTTTATAAAATACACCTCTTTTAATCCGCTCCACCCATTTATCATCGGGTGATAAACACGTGTTCATATATAAATTTTCATCAATCATTTTTACATCAACAAAACATTCTTTCAAATCTTGTACCATAATATCGTTTATATATACTTTGTCAAAATAAGACAACGACTTTGTTGTAATTTTACCATATTTGAAGTAATCTATCGGTTTAACCCAAAAATTTCCATCATTGTCATAAGGTAAGTACATTTGTATGTCTATCATAAGCTCATTTTCGTATCCAATTTTTACAGAATGAATCATTAAGTCTCTCATTTTCAAAAGTTGTTCATGTTTGAAATCCTTAACATCTGGATGATATAGTATAATATCAACATCCAACGTTTTATTGGGATTTACTAAGAAATTACCACATATATGCATTTGGACATCTAAGTCATTATCTTTTATGTATTTTTTTATACTTTTAAACCATTTGAAGAAGTCTTCCCGTTTAGGTGGATTATCTGGAAAGAATCCTTCAACTATACCGGTTCTATACACATCTCTTCCCATAAACACCTTAACATTAAACTCTTTAAATACATAACCTAAGTCAATTTAAAGTTTATAATTTTCAAGAAAATATGTATTCATCTATTGCAAATAATAGTTTTTCTTATCTTTTAACTTTGAATGAATTCAGAGATAACATTTCAGATGAGTTTAAACCATCATTAATCAAAATTACGACAATTACCATGGTATCGAAGTTTATGCAAGACATCAATATTAAAAGACTTCGAACTATTTTTGAAAAGATTGGGTCCTTAAAATTAAAAAGAGAAGGTGTAGAGACGGATAATTCATTTGAATGGACACTTAAACCAACTACATTTTACAATCAGATTACACTTACTTACCATGATCAATACAGTACAAAGTCTGTTAAATTGTTCCCAAATGGGAGTGTACAAGTTGCTGGGTGTTGTGACTTATTTGATTGCAAACGAATAATTGTTCAGCTTTCGTATATTCTCAAGAAATTTCTTGATATGGATGACATTCCAATTGATTCCTATAGGATTGTTATGATTAATTCAAATTTCAGTTTGAATTACAATCTCAATCTTATTAAAGTTGCAGAACATTTTGAAAAATATTCAGATATTTTCAAAGTGTCGTTTGAACCTGATCGTTATTCAGCTGTTAAAGTTAAATTTAAACCTGCACAGGACATGAAAGAAATAACAACGAGTATATTCAGCACAGGTAAGATTATTATTACAGGCGCAGAAAACCTAAAAGAAATTGCATTTGGTTATAACATTATCAATCAACATATAAACGAAGAACCTCAGGTGAGAGTGTCTCGCACAGTTGAGACTGACGTTTTTGATGTATATTTGGGATACAAAAATGATTCTATGCTAAAATATATCAGAGAGAGAGGGTTTAAATCGTGGATGTATACGATTGAAAATAGGAAGATTAATTTCTAATTATATATTAAAAATGTCTCAGCGACTTGGAATGGCTGATGGTAGATGCTTTACTCTAAACAGTGCTTCTACTCTTACAAACAATTTCATCATGAATAAAAATGGTATCAAACCAGAAGATAACTATTCTTATCGTCAACTTCTCCAGAAGTCTGGTCCAGAATTGATTACCAAACTACAGAATGAATACCAAGGTAATAATTGTGATTCATGTGATAAAATTTTCAAACCATCTAAAACTTATTGAGTCAAATCACGGTAAAAACTTTAGTACCATACTCTAGAATGTCTACATGTGCGATATGTCTAAACGAAGTCAAGTCAACGAGGAACAATCCTCCGATTCGTTGTGGACATATCTTCCATTCCCACTGTCTAGAGAAATGGAAATCACAAGGTAAAAATACATGCCCCACATGTAGAAAAGTTTTTGATGTATCTCAATTTAAAATTACATTGAAGATTCAAAACAATTATACATCACAGGAAAACTCTGTGCACTTGAACGAAGAATCTATATTTACCGTCTTAGACCGATTTGATTATATTGAGGTCGATAATTTATCTGATATAGAAAGCATTCTAGCGGATCTTGGGATGGGTCTTACCGACTTTGATCCCAGTGTTTTTCACACAGAATGAACTACAATATGTTTCATACTTTAACCCAGGGTAATCTCTCGATGCTTTACGGGGATCTATTATAATTTTACCTTTAGCATCAGTAAGGAGGGGTCCAGTTGCCCACCCACGTTTGTGACTGAATATATTAGCTTTGAAGATGATACGCTTACCCATTTTGAATATACCAGCCCTCTTTATCCGTGATTCTGGTACTTTAAAGAACTTTGCCACGGATGCTATTGTGTCACCAGTCTTGATTTTGTACTCTACAACACCATGTTGCTTGTAGAAGTGGAAGTCCCCTTGACGAATGTAGTTTGTTGGTCTCCCTGGAGAAACGAACATCATTATCTTAAAATATCCCTTTTTACATTTTTCATCGGGGTTGACTTTATAGACTTTCTTTGGGTTATCCGAAACAACGCGTTTCGGTAAATCTTTACAGTGTGTGTAAGTGTGGTTAAGGTTAGAAAGACCAGAACGATCACCTGGGATCGACTTTTGCCATCTATAAGCTTCATAATCACCCACAGCGTAAGCGTAACAATTGTTATTTCCAATACCCGTAGATGTTCCCCATTTTTTATTTGTAAATTTAGATTCAGAACCACTTAATGGAAGTTTACTCATTTACATTTCAGTCAGAAAAAAAATGTTTATAAATAATAAATGATTCAGGAAGTTTCCAAAGCTCGTACTAAGAAAGAAATGCTCATCGAAATTCTCACTTTTGTGTTGACACTTTTAGTAAGCACCTTTATTCTCCGTGTTGTATGGAACAAATCTCTTGTGAAACATATCACTGTTCTTAAACCTATCGCCACGTTACTCGACGCGTTCATACTCGCACTTTCTCTTCAGGTCGTCCGTGGTATCTAAAATAATATATGTATATACCAAATAAGATGTCTATGCCAATGATAGCTGCAGGTGTTGGACTTTTAGTTGTATGTTCTTCTTCTAGTGCGGCTGCTATGATGATGAACACTAAAAAAGAAGATGAAGATGACGACTCAAGTGGAGGTGGAGGTGGAGGTGG